CGATACCATTTGTGTTCTTTGGCGCTGACGATTCCACTGCCGACCCTGATTCGCCCCCATTGCTTGACCTAGTGCAAATGAACTTCCACCACTACACGGTAAGTGCTGATTATGAGCACGGCTGTCATTGGTCCGGCCTTCCCACGCTGTTTGTGTTTGGCTTGCAGGGTGACAAGGATAATCCGATCTACATCGGCGGTGCGGCGGCTAACTGCGTCCAAGATCCGCAAGGCCACGCAGAATATGCCCAAGTCGATAGTGGCTTTGACGCCCTGCAGCACAACCTAGAGCAGAAAGAAAACCAGATGGCTATCCTTGGCGCAAGGATGCTGGAGCGGCAAAAGAGCGCGGTAGAGGCCGCCGATACACTCAAGCAACGCGCAGCAGGCGAGCAGTCGCAATTGGCTGGAATGGCCGTTATAATCAGCCTATCCATGACCCGCGTATTGAGCATATTCGCACAATGGGCCGGGGTAGACGCTGAGATTGACTATCAGCTTAACCGTGACTTTGATGTTTCAGGCATGAGCGCGCAAGAGTTGACCGCACTGGTCGCCGCATGGCAATCTGGTATGCCGGGTGCTAGTGGGCCGAATGTATACGCCCTAATGCAATCCCGCGAGATGGCCGACCCCACAGTGACCTATGAGGAGGAGCAGGGCCGCATAGATTCTCAAGCGCCTACGCTTCTAGGAACGCAAGTTGCCTAAAGACCCCAAAGTACACACGCTCCCCGTTACAAAGCGTGAGCCTGACGAGTTGCTAAACCCAGACCTAGCGGAATGGGAGCGCATCTATGACGCTATGGCATCACGCAAAAAGCTAGAGTATGACGCGCACATCAAAGCAGGATTCACCCCAGAGCAGGCGATTACCCTAATCAAATAATGCCCAATAAATCGTTCGATAGCGCAGTCGAAGCCCAGCTAGATATGTTCCGCACGTCCACGGTAATTGAAAAGGATGTGTTGAGGGTGCTGCTAAGGCTCCAAAAAGAGCTAATAAGCAAGGCATCAACGGCAGGCTACACCGAATGGGGAAGGCGTCGAGTCAATCAGCAGATTGCCGAGGTTAAAGACCTAGTAAAGCAGTATTACAACGAAGCCTCTGCAATCGCGCTAGAGGGCACCTCCGCAATAGCCGAAGCATCATCAAAGGCCGCGCTTACATCAATCTCTGTAGGCTCTAGCAGCCCCTTAATGCCATCGAAAACCGTATTAGAAGCGATTGCTAGTCAGTCCGTGATTCAGGGTGCCACGCAGGGCGATTGGTGGGCGAGACAGTCCACGGATACGGCTTTTAGGTTCTCGCAAGCAGTGCGTCAAGGCTTGGCAGGGGCAGAGACTAATCAGCAGATTGTCGCCAGGGTTCGGGGTTTTCTCGATACCTCAAGGGCTAACGCTGCCGGTCTGGTGCAAACCTCAGTTGCCACGATTGCCAATGATGCGCGTCAAGCGGTGTTTGAGAACAATCAAGATATTATTAAGCGTTACAGAGCCGTTGCAACCCTAGACACGAATACCTGCGCCACATGCGCTCCTTTGGATGGATTGGAGTGGACAAAAGAGCGGCAGGCGATAGGCCATAAGTTCCCCTATCCCAATTACCCTAAGCACTTCAATTGTCGATGCTTGATGATTCCCGTTGTACTAGACGGGCCACAAGGCGGACAGAGAGCAAGTGACGATGGGCTAGTATCTGCCGACACGACCTTTAGCGGATGGCTCAAAAGGCAATCCACGACCAAGCAAAATGAGATTCTAGGCAAGGGCAGGGCGGCGCTCTACCGTGATGGCAAGATCACCCTAAGCGACCTAGTCAGGGGCAACGGTTCTCCGCTTACGCTTAACGAGTTACGCAGTAAATACAGCTAAACAGCAACACGCTACACACGACCCGCCTAGTGCTGGTTTTTTATTCCTGAAATTCCCGCGCAGAGCGCACAACGACCAGAGGTCACAAGATGGACATTACACCAGAGATTCAAGAAGCAATCGACGCAGCAGTAGAGGCCGCAACCACAGGGCTTAAATCAAAGAACACTGAACTATTGGGCGAATTGAAGAAAGCCCGCAAAGCCGGAGAGATTACGCCGGAGCAGCTTGAGTCTGTAGAGGCGGAGCGAGACAAACTCCAAGCGGATCTTTCGAAGATTCAGAAGGACTACAAGAAGGCCACTACAGACCTAGAGACAGCAAACAAGTCGCTAGAGTCCGAATCAGGATTCACCAAGAACCTGCTAGTAGAGAACGGCCTTATTGCCGAGCTAATCAAGAACGATGTGAACAACCCCGCATTGCAGAAAGCCGCAATCGCGCTGCTTAAAGGCAATGTGAAAGTTGAGGTCGATGGTGATACCCGCGTTGCCAAGTACGGTGACAAGCCTATGGCCGATGCAATCAAGGAATGGGCCTCAAGTGACGAGGGCAAGAACTTCGTTACAGCCCCGGCCAACTCAGGCGGCGGCGCGCAAGGTGGTGCTGGCAAGGTTGACACGAAAGCAGCAATGGCACTCAACCCTGTAGAGCGTATGGCCGCAGGCAGACCGCAAATCGTTACAAGCGCACCAAACACGCAACAACCCGCTACACGCTAAACGCACACGCAGCACCCCGAGGCAGAGCCTTGGTTTATTCCGTTCGGTAGAGCCGATGGAAGTCACTTTTTCATTAACTAGTACCGAGGAATTTAACAATGGCTCTAACTCTTATCGAAGCTGCCAAGCTTGAAACTGGCGATGTATATAAATCAGGTGTTATCGAGTTGTACGCTGGCTCGTCTGACATCCTTATGAACCTGCCTTTCGAGGGTATTTCGGGCAACGCGCTCAAGTACAATCGAGAGTCTAGCCTGCCCGGTGTTGGCTTCCGTGGTGTGAATGAATCCTACACCGCATCAACTGGCGTATTGAATCCTCTTACTGAGGCTTTGGTAATTGCCGGTGGCGACCTGGATGTGGATAAATTCATCGTTGACACGCAAGGCATCCAGCAACGCACAGTACACGAAGCCATGAAGGTGCGCGCTTTGTCACTGGCATGGACTCGCAAGTTTATCAAGGGCGACACAGCTAGCGACCCTCGCGAGTTCGACGGGCTGCAAACCCGCATCACTGGTTCGCAGTTGATTGCTGCTGGCACTACGGATGGCGGTACGGCCCTGTCTCTTGCCAAGCTGGACGAGGCAATTGACCAAACCCTGAACCCAACTCATTTGATTATGAGCAAGGCGATGGCACGCAAGTTCGCAGCAGCAGGGCGAGCAACAGCCGTATCTGGCTACATCACATACACCCCGGATCAGCTCGGTCGTCGCATCATGCAGTACAACGACTTGCCAATCCTGACAGTCGATCTTGATAACGAGTCAACTGCCATTCTCGATTTCAACGAGGTCAGCTACACAAGCTCCGCATGGGGCGGCGCCGCAACCGGCACGTCGATCTACGTTGTTAGCATGGGGCCAATGGGTCTGACCGGAATTCAGAACGGCGGCATTGATGTTCGTGATCTTGGCGAGCTTCAAACTTCCCCATTATTCCGCACACGAGTCGAGTGGTACAACGGCATGGCCATCTATAACGGTCGCGCTGTTACCCGCCTTGGCTCTATCGCTAACTCCGCAATCACTGCTTAAGAGGATTAATAATCATGGCTAATTTGTATTCGCAGTTCACATACGACGATGATTTGAATCTTCGTGCTTCCGCAAGTCTAACCTCCTCTGCCGATGGCACGATCATTGATGTGGGTGCTGGCATTGTTGACGGCTTTCTCGTTATTGATCTTGTCTCTGCCGAGGTTGCATCAGGCAATGAGATTTACACAATTTCGCTTGAAGGCTCTAACGTGGCCGCTATGACATCCGGCTCGGTATGCCTTGCCAAGAAAGTGTTTGGTAATTTGGTTGTTCCGATGGACGCAGCGCTATCTGCAGCTGGCCGCTATGTTGTGCCGTTTCGCAACGAGGAAGGCGGCACCACTTTCCGATATATTCGCCTAAGTAACGCGGTAGCAGGATCAATTGACTCCACTGGCATTGTGTTTGGCGCATTCGTTGCGAAACGGTAACCGCTATGACCAGAACCATACAGGTTTCTCAGCAAGTCAATGCAAACGTCAAAAGAGATAAGCTGGTCGATATTGACCAGCAATCCTCTGTTGTCGAGGTCGGCCTAGTGCCTGACGCAGTTAATGCTTACGTTGTTGCCACCGAGTACGGCGATAGCCTGTTCCATAAAACAGTCTTGACCTGCACCGCCGTGCCAATCTCTTTTGCTGACGACGGCGGTGTCGCTCAATATGGTGGCGTAAAACTTTACACGTTCCCCGAGGGCTTAATTGTTTCTCAGGGCGCGATGACAAAGGGAGCGCTCACAATGCCTGCGCCGTTCATTGATGCCTTTACAGGCGTCAATGCTCTTGGCAACGTCACGGCCTCTACAGGGGCGACTCTGATAAGCACAGAGGCTACTTGGCTACAATCTACAGCCAACGCCACTGCGTCAAGCAAGGTTGCCGCTATAAGCTCGGTAAGCGTTGCTGCAGCGCTCACAGAAAGCTCGGGCCGATGCGTAAACGGCACCTCAACTCCCGCCCCACTGTTTCTTAATTTCGCGATAGCGGATGACGTCGCTCACGATGCGGGAACAGGGTTGTTTACGGGCGTGGTGACTATCGTGTGGTGCAAGGTCGGCGACCTGTAACTAATACGGGCGGCAAGGACGCTGCCACAACTAAATTGTGAGGAAGACATGGTTACTGTATTCGATAAAGAAGGTAACGCAATCGAGCTTGATGGATGCGATGCGCGGGAAAGAGTCAGCGCAGGGCTTGCTTTTACCGAGTCTCCGGTATCAGAGAAAAAGTCGAAACAGGTCAAGCAGGAAAGTGATTTAAAAGAAATCTCGAAAATGACCAACAAAGAATTAAAGGCTGAACTTGATGCCGCTGGCGTTGAGTACAAAACGAATGAAACAAAATATGACTTGCAAGCACTAGTCACTGGTGCAAGGGCTGAGTAATGACGATTACTGTTGAGGATGGCACAGGGCTTAGTACATCGGAGTCTTATATCTCCGTTACTAACGCATCCACATACCACAGCAATCGCGGTAACGCGGCATGGGCTGCGCTTGCCTCTGACACGGTGCGAGAGCAGTTGCTACGCAAGGCGACCGATTACATGGTGCAGGCTTATCGCTTGCGCTGGAAGGGCGACAGGGTGTCAGCAACGCAGGCTTTAGACTGGCCACGCTCCTCTGTGTGCGTTGATGGATATTCTGTCGATTCTGACATAGTGCCTAACGAGGTGCAGACCGCTTGCGCTGAATTAGCGCTGAAAGCATCTAGCGCGACACTGTACGCAGATCAATCACAAGGTGTAGTGCGCGAAAAGATTGGCCCGATTGAAACCGAGTACGACAAGAATTCATCTCAGGCGGTTCAGTACAAAGCCATTGACTCCATGTTAAGACCATACCTTGCAAGACCCGCAGGTGTTGCCGAGGTTATACGCCGTTGAGCTTCGATTACTCAAAAACAGCGGCTACCGCGCTAAGGCTTATCACTAAGTTTGGCGCAGATGTGACGCGCACGGCTACCACTGCCGGAGCTTACAACCCCGCCACAGGAACATCCAGCAACACCACAGCAGACACCACACGCAAGGGCGCTAAGTTTCCCTTTGCCAATGGTGTGACTACGGTGCGCGGGCAGCTTATCCAAAACGAGGACGCAGAGCTGCTATTGGATGCGGAGGGCGCGGTAAGTATATCCGACAGATACACAGTGGGCGGCACGGTCTACACAGTTGTGTCCTTTGAGGCATTAGCCCCTGCCGGAACAGTTGTTCTAAATACGCTCCACATTCGCAAATCATGAGTTTTTCCGCAGACCTTAGCAAATTCTGCAAGACGGAAGCGCCAGAGAAAACTAATCGCATTGTCCGCGCTGTTGTGATCGAGATAGCCAATAGGGTTGTGCTTCGCTCACCCGTTGGTGACGCCCAATACTGGCAATCACCTGCACCCGCTGGCTATGTTGGCGGACGCTTTCGGGGCAACTGGCAATATGGCTTCGGCATGCCACCTGGCGGAACAATTGAGAGAGTGGATAAATCAGGGCGTGAGACTTTGGGCGCGCTGCAATCCGCCTTAGCTCTTGGAAGCCTCGCGGGTGTTCACTGGATAGCAAACAACTTGCCTTATGCCGAGCGCATTGAATCGGGATGGTCGGGCCAAGCCCCCCAGGGCGTTGTTGCATTAACAGAATTAGAGTTTCCACAAATAGTGAAAAGGGTGATCGGATGAGTTCTATTTTTGTTCGGCGCGCCCTAGAGACTGCGCTCAATTCCGCAGACCCTGCGCTAGAGACTGCGTGGGAGAACACACACCACACACCCTCATCAGCCACAACCCCGTTTCAGTCCGTAACGCTCATGTTCGCAGAGCCTGACAACACCTCTTACGGTTCGGGCTATCAAGAGCAGGGGATTATGCAGATTGATCTGAACTACCCCAAGGACGCAGGGCCAATCGCGGCATACACGCGGGCAGAATATCTAAGGGTTTTATTTAGGCGCGGAATCTCTTTCGCGTTTAGTGGTAGCACGTTTTTGTATCACGATGTTGGAAGTTGGTATGAGTATTTTACTCAAACTCCCGTTGCCTCTCTAGGGTCTGCTGACTCAAGTGTAACGATACAAAGGACGCCTGAAATTATGGCGGGTAGGAATGAAGGAGGGCGCTACGTCCTGCCTGTTCGGGTTCGCTTCTTTGCAAACAATTATTGAGGATTAAATTATGACTATTGCAAGTGGAATTTTAAAGACCAGCGCATTCAAGAAGCAATCCGCTCTTGGCAGTGCATCAACAGGTTCGGGGGGTAGTGAGCTGCGCCGCGTGACTAGCATTTTTACAGCCCCCGTTGATACGTATGATTCGAATGAGATTCAAACGCATCACCAGTCCACGGGCACATCAATCGGGCTTCATCGTGTCACCGGCGCGGTAAACGGTGAACTTTCTGCCGACACCTACTCGGAGCTAATCGGCTCGATTCTTGAAAAGGATTTTGCCACAGGTATTGACTCTGGTGCGCTGACAATCACCTACGGAGGCTCCGCTGGCGCATGGACTGCCGTTCGTGCTGCAGACTCTTTCCTAACAGACGGATTTAAGGCGGGTGATGTGATTCGCGCCTCAAGTGGTTCGGTGACTGCTAACAATTCGCGCAACTTCTTGATTGTGTCTGTTGTGGCTCTGACGATTACATTTATCGCCCTTGATGGCGCAACTGTAACCGCAGGCTCATCAACTACCACCACTTTGACAGTGACTGGCAAAAAGACTCACGCCCCAACAACGGGCCACACGAAAGATTATTACACTTTCGAGGAGTGGTATTCAGACGTTGCAAAATCCGAGACGTTCCTCGATTGCCGCATTGGTCAGATTGATGTGAGCTTGCCTGCCACTGGTAACGCGACTGTATCCATTAACGCGGTGGGCCTGTCTCGCGTTAAGGGCACGTCTCAAGTGCTTACAACTCCTACCGCGACCACTACTGGAATCATGAATGCGACAAACGGCGTGATTCTCATAAACGGCGCTACACAGACCGTGGCAACGGGCATCAATTTCAGCATTGCAAACTCTGCCGAGAATGCCGGTGCTGTGATTGGCTCGAACTTCGGGCAAGACGTAACCACGGGCCGCATTATGGTCTCTGGCACGTTCACAGCGCAGTTTGACTCCTCCACATTGCAAGACCTGTTCGACAACGAGACTGACACCTCGATCAGTGTCGTTTTAACCGCCGACAACACAGGCACAAGCGATTTTATCGCCTTCACCATGCCATTGGTTAAGTTGACCGGAGACGCCCCTGACGATGGCGAGAAAGCCATTATACGAAGCTATCCATTTACCGCCGAATACAACGCAGGCGGCGGCACTGGAATTGCTACAGAGAAAACTATTCTAAGCTGCCAGGATTCGGCTGCTTAAACACGAGCACACTGCCTGCCGACCCTCGCTTTGCCGTGGGGGAAGGCGGGTAAGAGCAGCACACGGCAAAACTGAGGTAATACGATGATTTCACTAGACGGATTAAACGCAGTCACGGCAGGCAACACGCCATATGAATTTGAATACAAGTTTAATAATGGCAAAAGTTCTGGAGTGTTTTTACAGATACTTGGCTCCGAGTCTGAGAAGGTGGCCGTGGAAACTGCTTCGATCATTGCGGCAGAAAGAGCGCGAGAGCAAAAGACAAAAGAATCAGGAAAAGAATACGAGTTCGACGCAGTAAAGGTGGGTAAGGAGTTGGCCGCTGTTCGCATTGTTGGATGGCGCGGGATTAAGGAAGAATACACCCCTGATAACGCTAAGAAGCTGTGCGCTAGCAATCAAATGATTGCCGACCAAGTAATGAGCAAAAGCAATTCGCTGGAAAATTTTATCAAGCTCTGACACTCGACCTTATACGTTGGGCAAAGTCAGAGCGCGCGCTAAGCGAACCGCAAGACGATAACGCATCACTACGGCAACACCTCATAAGCCTAGAAGCAAAAACCCGCAAACCTCACGAGATGCTATCAGGGCGCAAGCCTCTGAGAAAGGATGCTGCGTATCTGTGGGGTTGGTGGCTAGAGATGAGGGCAGAGCAAGGCCCGCAAGGGCTAGTCAACTCCAAAGCAATGCAGGATTGGCAGTGGCTAACAGGCAATAGATTGAACATGCAAGAGCGCAAGATTATTCAAACACTTGAGTCCACTTGGAGAAACGCCGGATGACAACAGAAGCATCGTTAAAAATCCGTGTTGATTCCAGTGAAGTTAAGAATGCTGACCGCTCACTCGATGATTTGGCAAAATCTGGCGATAAGGCAGACGGTTCATCCAAGAAGCTAACCGAGTCCACTGGCAAGCTATCGAGCGCGGCTAGACTTGCAGCAACAGCATTCAGCGCGTTGGCTGTCTCCTATGGCGTGCGCGAGATAGTCCAAGCAAGTGACGCATGGCAGTCAGCGGCTAACCAGCTACGCCTTGTCACTAACGGCGCAAGCGATCTAGCTAAAACACAATCCGCACTCATGAAGGTGTCGAACGATACCCGCTCATCCTTTGAATCTACCGCAAACCTCTACACTCGATTGACTCGCGCAACCTCAGAGATGGGGCTGACGCAGACCGAGCTTTTAGGCATTACGGACACGATTAACAAATCATTTGCTGTTTCTGGCGCTACGGCTACAGAGGCGGCGGCTGCAATCACGCAGTTGTCTCAAGGATTGGCCGCTGGCGCTCTGCGCGGCGATGAATTCAACTCGGTGTCTGAGCAGGCCCCAGGCATCATGCGGGCGATTGCCGAAAGTCTAAACATGACTATTGGCGAGCTTCGCGCATTCGCCGCAGAGGGCGGGATTACCTCTGAAATAGTCGTGACCGCTTTGCAAGGCGCGGCGGACTCGATAGATAACGAATTCAGCAAGTCCGTTAGAACATTCGGGCAGTCTATGACTGTTGCGAAAAACAACATGCTTGAGTTTGTTGGTGGTAGTGATGCGGTTACTAGCACAATGTCTACCGCTGGCATGGCCGCAATTAGATTGTCTGAGTCTCTAACGCCTGTTTCCAATACAGTTTCTGACATAGCAACTGTTTTGTGGGAGTCTCTAAACCCTGCCATTGCAGATACAGAGTTCTTTATACGCGCCCTAGGGGCGGGCTTCTCCGACATAGGCGAGTCACTATCTACTGCTAAAACCGGCTTTGCAACGCTTGACGAGGTGATGAACGCCTTTTTTGGAAACGCCAATAGCGGCGCTGTGTCGATGATTGAGATTTTCCAGCTAGCGTTCGGCACGGTTATTCCAAACACTGTCGCCGTTGTGCAAACTGGAACAATAGCCATCGCTGACGCATATCAGCGACTTAAAGTAATCATTACCAAGTCAGGGCAAGAGGAAATAGACGCCCTGAAGCTGCTAGACAATGCTAGAGCGACAAGCGTTGCCGAGGTAATCAACAACAAGGATGCTCAGCTAAACGCGCTGTACGAGCTTATATCTAGGCAAGCAGAGGCGCGAAAATCAGTAAAAGATTTAATCGAATCGCAGGATGATTTAAATGATTCTGTAGACGATTTTGTCGGCCCAATGCGTAAGGCGATTAAGCTCACTGCCGAACAGAAAAAAGAGATAGAAAAGGCAAACGAAAAGACTCAGGACTTTATTCAGTCTTTGCGCGAGAAGCTGACCGCTACAGAGATGGACACACGCGCAGCGGCCATCTACAACGCTGTATTAAAGGCAGGCACTAATGCTACCTCTGAGCAGATTGTTGAAGCGACCACTCTAGCGGCTAGAATTTACGATTTAGAGGTAGCGCATGATTCAGCGGCAGATTCCGCAAAGGAATTAGAGAAAGCTTCTGATACGGCTGCAAAAGAGGCAGAAAAAAGCTGGCGCAAAACGCACGATTATCTGTCTGGCGCTTTCGTTGACATAATGAACAACGGCGGCAATGCCTTTGACAATATCGCCAAGGCTTTTGAGCGCACAGTTCAGCGCATGGTGGCGGAGTGGGCGGCCAGTGGGTTGATGGGGTTGTTTACTGGGCAGGGCACGAGCGGGTTCAGTATGCCTTCGTTTGGTGGTGGCGGTTCTGGAGGGGGTGGCGGTCTAGGCAATCTGTCATCTCTAGCAAGCGCGGGCGGAACAGCGGCGCAATTCCTAGGAGGCTTAAGCGGTAGCTCGGCGGTTGCGGGAACGGCGTCTTTCGTTGGCCCTGTAGCGCCCGGACTCACTGCGGGCGGCTTAGGCGCAAGCATAGGCGGCGCTCTATCATCGGCAGGCTCAGCGGCAATGAGCATGCTGCAAGCTATCCCCGGATGGGGATGGGCGCTAGGTGGTGCGGCACTGGCCGCAAAACTCCTTGATGATAGCGGCACTATGTCGGGCAACGCAGGCATGCTAATCCGCCCTGTTGGTGACGGCGACCGTCAATTCGATGTTCCCGCTTTCGCGTCCGGCTTCGACCCTGTTGGCTTTGCTCGCCGTGAAGATCAAGGCGCAGCAACGCAAGTTATAGACGTATTCCGCGCAGATGACGCGGTTCTAACAGCGCTTGCAAAAGCTTCTGGAATAGACGTTTCATATAGCGCGAATCAGTTCGGCGGGTTTAACGAGAAAGGCACTGGAAGCGGATTGTTCTTCGGAACAGCTAACGAGGACGGAAAGAATACAGCCGTATCGATTGAGCAGCAACGCACGCAGTTTGTATCACAATGGCTTAAAGGTTTAAGCGGACAGGTTGACTCAAGCCTTATTAGCGACGCTCTAGGCGCTGGCAGTGCTGACGCCATGATTGCGCGTGCGGCACAGCTTGCGGGTATAGACGGCTCACACGCTAACGGACTCGACTACGTTCCTTTCGATGGCTACCGCGCACAACTTCACCGAGGCGAGAGAGTGCAAACGGCGGCAGAGGCAAGGGCTGACGATGCTGGCTCTGGTTCATTTGCATCAATGGCAAACGATCTAAAAGCAATACGCCAAGAGCTTAACACCATACGCCTTAACACAGGCTCAAGCGCAAACATTCTCGATAAATGGGATGGTCAAGGTATGCCAGCAGAGGCCGCATAATGAGTGCATCTGATTTTCTTCTTATACGACCCGTTGAAGTTACTGACGCGATTCTTACCTCTAGCACTATTCCCGAAGCTGTAGCGGCCACCTATAGCGGTGGAACCACTTACGCAGAGGGTGATAGGGCTGGCCCCGCTCCGTCAACTGGTGTCGCCCAAGATATTTGGGAGTCCAAGCAAAACGGCAACACTGGCAATACGCAAGAGGTGGGCGCCTGGTGGAAATACGTTGGCTTTATCTACCCCGCTTACGATGTGGGAACAGCTTACACGGCAGGACACTACGCCCAAGACAACACTAATCACAAGATCTACAAAAAGCTCACGAACGGCACTGGCGATGCTTTAACCGATGTGACGAAGTGGGAG